GGTGTTGGAATTGCGTCCACTGCGAGTGCTTGTGGTGCTTCTATGATGATGGGAGTAGAAGGTAAGATTGTGTCCAATTCTTATACGAGTTCCACATCTAAAAATACTGCTGGATTAACTGCAAATGACTTACATCATCTGATATCGGTAAAAAATCCAATCACAAATAATGGAGTTATCAATGCCAGAGAGATAATTCTTAAAGGATTGACATCGGCAATTGATACAGGTGTTTCTGCTGCAGAAATTTTATTATTCCTAGATGCTCCACTTGCTACAGGAGCACACATCTTCAAATCACAACCAGGCGGCAATTCGATTGCTCTTGTATGTAAAGAAACTGGAACAATAAGTGAATCATCAAATACTCCTATTGCAACCTATGTAATTGCACAAGATGGTTCTATCAATCTAGATTTGACCGATTATAGAATTGTTATTTCTCCTGGAAGTATTATTACAGTTGCTATTAAGTCTTCAGCAGCATTAAATAGAACGGACACTTCTTTAATTTGGGAAGTAGATTAAAAAAGGAGTTTCGTTATGAGTGACGTATATCTTGGCAATCCACTATTAAAAAAAGCAAATACTCCTATTGAGTTTACTCAAGATCAAATTGAGGAATTCATCAAGTGTAAGGAAGATCCTGTTTACTTTGCAAATAACTATATTAAAATTGTTTCTTTGGATGAGGGTCTGACACAGTTTCATCCCTATGATTTCCAAGAGAAACTAATTAATAGGTTTCATGAGCACAGATTTAACATCTGTAAGATGCCTCGTCAGACTGGCAAATCTACGACTGTTGTATCTTATCTACTTCACTATCTTATTTTTAATGATAGCGTCAATATTGGTATTCTGGCAAACAAAGCAGCGACTGCAAGGGAATTGTTACAGAGACTTGCAACTGCTTATGAGAATTTACCAAAATGGATGCAGCAGGGTATTATATCATGGAATAAAGGTTCTATCGAATTAGAAAATGGCAGTAAGATATTGGCAGCTTCTACGTCTGCAAGTGCTGTCCGAGGTATGTCATTTAACATCCTCTTTCTCGACGAATTCGCGTTCGTCCCAAATCACATTGCTGACTCGTTCTTTGCATCTGTTTATCCTACTATTACTTCTGGTAAAAGCACCAAAGTAATTATGGTTTCCACCCCTCACGGGATGAACCATTTTTATAGGTACTGGCATGATGCAGAGAAGGGAAAGAATGAATACGTTCCAACTGACGTTCATTGGTCAGAAGTTCCTGGACGTGATGAGAAGTGGAAAGAGACTACGATTGCAAACACATCAGAAGCACAGTTTAAGGTTGAGTTTGAATGTGAGTTCTTAGGTTCTGTCGATACTCTGATTGCACCATCAAAACTCAGGAGTCTTATTTACGATAATCCAATTAAACGCAATGCCGGATTAGATGTTTATGAAGAATCAAAACAAAATCACGATTATGCAATTACTGTTGATGTAGCAAGAGGAGTTAGTGAAGATTATTCTGCTTTTGTTGTGGTAGACATTACAGAATTTCCCCATAAGATAGTTGCGAAGTATAGGAATAATGAAATAAAACCAATGTTATTCCCAAACATCATTTATGAGGTGGCGAGAAGTTATAACAGTGCCTTTATTCTTTGTGAAGTTAATGACATTGGAGATCAAGTAGCAAGTATTCTTCAGTATGACTTGGAGTATCAAAACCTTCTTATGTGCTCTATGAGAGGTAGAGCTGGTCAGATTGTTGGGCAGGGTTTTTCTGGAAAGAAAACTCAACTTGGCGTCAAGATGTCCAAGACAGTTAAGAAAGTTGGTTCTCTTAATCTCAAGACGATGATTGAAGAAGATAAACTCATCTTCAATGATTATGAAATTATCTCCGAACTTACCACTTTCATTCAAAAGCATAATTCATTTGAAGCAGAAGAAGGATGTAATGATGACTTAGCAATGTGTCTGGTCATTTATGCCTGGTTAGTTGCTCAAGACTACTTCAAAGAACTTACTGACCAAGATGTTCGCAAGAGACTTTATGAGGAGCAAAAGAATCAAATTGAGCAGGACATGGCACCATTCGGTTTTATGGATGATGGTCTAGGAGATACTAGTTTTGTTGATAAAGATGGAGATAGATGGTTTACCGATGAGTATGGAGACATGTCTCACATGTGGGAGTATTTGTGATGGATGTAAATGATCATTTTAATTTAGAGCATCTTTATCTCACTGAAAGAACTTGTAGAGTGTGTGGAGAAACTAAAGATTTAATTGATGGATTTTATAGAACTAAGAAGAAAAATTATAATGCATCTTCATATTCTTACGAATGCAAAAAATGTACTATAAGTAGGATTATGGAGACTAGAAAATTAAGACCAAAGAAAAAATCTTTAAATTCTAACTGGGAATATCCAGATTGGTAGTTCACGCACAGTTTCCTCTCCTGAAATAGTACTTTTTAATAAATAAATTTAGTTAATCTGAGATCAACAAGGAGAGAAACATGGCGACTCCTCAATTATCTCCTGGTGTATTAACCAGGGAGGTTGACCTAACAATAGGAAGAGCTGATAATGTACTTGATAACATCGGTGCTATTGCTGGACCATTTACAATCGGACCAGTTGATGAACCAATTAATATTTCTACCGAGCAACAGTTAATTGATGTATTTGGAAAACCAAATAATTTAGATGGTCAGTATGAGTACTGGATGAGTGCTTCTTCTTTCCTCTCCTATGGCGGAGTAATGAAGGTAGTAAGAACTGATGGAAACGACCTCGTAAATGCTAATGCTAAGAGAGTTCTCAGTGGAGAAATTATTTCTGCTGACGGTGTAGGAATTGGAACAACTAGTTCAGACTTTGTTTCCGATACTTATTCAATTTCCAGCGGCGATGCATCAGTAACTTATGGTGGTTCTGGAGAAAATGCAACTTTCCAAGTTGTAGTTTCTGGCATCACAACTGCAGATGTTGCAGTCACAGTCACTAATGGAGGTACTGGATTTGGTGATGATGAACAGATCATCATCGACGGAACTGCATTTGGAGGTTCTGGAGATTATGACCTTACATTTAGTGTAAATGGAGTTTACAGCGACAACCAAGAAGGTTCTTCTGTTGTAGGTAATGCTTCACTTAAGATTAAGAACTTTGACGACTACAACGCAAACCATTCTGACGACAGCAAGAACTATGTTTTTGCAGCAAAGAACCCTGGTTCTTGGTCAAATGGTCTGAAAGTTTGCTTCATTGACGACAAAGCAGACCAAACAATTAAACTGGGAGCAAGTGTTCTTCAAGCAGTTGGTGCTGGTGGAACCGCAGTTGGTCTTGGTGTTAGTGTTGCAGTTGCTGATGCAGTTCTTCCTGGAGCAGGAACAACTTCATCTTTCACTGGATACCTCAAAGGTATTGTAACAGGTCAAAGCGAAGATTCTATCGACGTTAAGATTGTTGAGAGAGTAGATACTTCTACCGATACTGTTACTGCAATTTCCTATGATGAAAAGAACAGAGCAACTTCCATCAGAGATGGAGATACTGTTCAACTTATGAGTTCTGCTGGTGTTGCTTTAACATCAGTTACAACAGTCACTGATGATGTTTCTGATTGGTATGATAGTCAGAATTTGGCACTTGATAATACAACAATTTCTTGGAGATCAATTGCACCAAAACCAACTGATACTCAGTATGCAAATGATAGAAATGCAAGACATGACGCACTTCACGTTGTTGTAGTTGATGACACTGGAGACATCACTGGAATTCAGGGTAACATCTTAGAGAAGCACTTATTCCTCTCTAAAGCAACTGATGCAATTTCTGCAGTAGACCCAGCACTGAGAATTTGGTGGAAAGAGTATCTTGCACAGTATTCTGCCTTTGTTTATGCAGGAGACAATCCTTCAGATAACGGCAACTCCGAGAGAGTTTATCAAACATTCTTCGAAACTGATGCAACATCTTCAATCTATGATGATTGGAATGTAAATGATACTGCAGCAGATGGTCTCTGGAACCTGGCAGCTCAAGATGCTAAGTTCAGTGTAATGGGTAACGTTACTTATGAACTTGCTGGTGGTACTGACTACCTCGCTGGTCAAAATGGTAAGACTGGAAGTCTCAAAGCAACTCTTGGAGATTTGACATCTTCTTATCAACTCTTTGAAAACAAAGAAGAGGTTGAAGTTGACTACTTAATCATGGGTCCTGGTCTTGACACCAAGTATCTGTCTCAGGCAAAAGCAAACTATCTGATTTCTCTTGCAGATGCTAGAAAGGATTGTATTGCCGTCATTTCTCCTCACAGATACGATGTTGTTTCTGATCCAGATCCTTCTGCACCATCAGTAGCAAGATACCTGACAACGGAGCAAATTACTGACAACATTGTTGAGTTCTTCTCTCCAATTTCTTCATCTTCTTACGCTATTCTTGATACTGGTTATAAGTACACTTATGATAGATTCAACAACAAGTTCCGTTACATCCCATGTAATGCAGACGTTGCTGGTCTTTGCGTAAGAACTTCAATCTTTGCTTATCCTTGGTTCTCTCCTGCTGGACAGCAAAGAGGTGTTCTGAACAATGCAATTAAACTTGCATACAACCCAAATAAGGCACAAAGAGATAGACTTTATCCTAAGAGAATTAACGCAATCGTTAATAAGCCTGGATACGGTATTTTACTCTTTGGTGACAAGACTGCTCTTGGTTTCGCATCAGCGTTTGATAGAATTAACGTTCGCCGTTTGTTCCTCACCGTTGAGCAAGCACTTCAGAGAACTGCAGAGACCGTTCTGTTTGAACTGAATGATGAAATCACGAGAGCAAACTTTAGAAACATCGTCGAACCTTATCTCAGAGACATTCAGGCCAAGAGAGGTCTTTATGGTTATCTGGTTAAGTGTGATGAGTCTAATAACACTCCAGACATCATTGATAATAATGAGTTTAGAGCTGACATCTTCCTGAAGCCAGCCAAATCAATTAACTATGTAACACTCACATTCGTTGCAACACGAACTGGAGTTTCCTTTGAAGAAGTTGCAGGATCTGTTTGATTTAAACTAATAAAACCATCAGGAGGAAAATACAATGTCAATTCCATTTAGAAGTTTATCTTCTTTTAAGAAGTCACTCAACGGCGGCGGTGCCCGCGCCAATCTGTTTGAGGTAGTTCTTCCAGGAGACATTCCTGGAGACCCTCAAGGTCTTGGTTCTTGGAATAATAACACAGATGTACAACTTGATTCCAAGTTCTTATGTAAAACTGCTGCCCTTCCAGCATCTAATGTTGCAGCAATTGAAGTTCCTTTTAGAGGAAGACAGTTTAAGGTTGCTGGAGACAGAACCTTCGATAATTGGTCTGTAACCATCATCAACGATGAAGATTTTGCAATCAGAAGAGTGATGGAAGGTTGGATGCAGTCAATCGCACAATACTCTGATCATAGTGGATTCACCGATCCACAAGATTACATGAGAAATGCCAAGGTTTATCAACTTGGTAGAGGTGACGTTACTAGAGAGCAAGGTGCTGGAACTCCAGGTTCTGCTAACATTCTCGCACAATACAGATTTGTTGACATCTATCCAGTTAACATTTCTGCCATTGACCTTTCTTATGATAACACAGATACCATTGAAGAATTCACTGTTGACTTTGCAGTACAATTCTGGTATCCAGTTGATGCAAATAATGAGGATGAAGTCAATGAAGCAGGAATTGAAGCTTGATAAATAATAGAACAAGTAAAGTTCTAAATTATATTAATGTCTAGATTATTTGGATTTTCAGTAGAAGATACTGATAAAAAACCACCCTCAGTAGTATCCCCCGTCCCCGAAAATAACGAGGATGGGGTTGACTATTATCTGACGAGTGGTTTTTTTGGTACTTCGGTTGATATTGAAGGTGTTTATAAGAACGAACAAGATTTAATTCGTAGATATCGTGAAATGGCACTTCATCCAGAAGTGGATAGTGCTATTGAAGACATTGTAAATGAAGCGATTGTTTCTGATACTTATGATAGTCCCGTTCAAGTTGAGTTATCTAATCTCAACGCTAGCGATGGACTTAAGAATAAGATTAGAGAAGAGTTTAAAAATATCTTAGAAATTTTAGACTTTGATAAAAAGTCTCATGAGATTTATAGGAATTGGTATATTGACGGAAGACTTTATTATCATAAGGTAATTGACTTAAAGAATCCTCAAGATGGGATTCAAGAACTTAGATACATTGACGCGCTTAAGATGCGTTATGTTAGACAGCAAAAGAAGACAGATCCAAATAAAATAATTGCTAATAACAGGTCACAAAATCCAATGGACTTGGATTTTCCTGAAATTGAAGAGTATTTTCAATACAATCCAAAACTGAAGAATGGTTATGGAAATACTAATACTGGAGGAATTAAGATTGCAAAAGATGCAATTACTTATTGCACTTCAGGTCTTGTAGATAGAAATAAGAATACTGTACTTTCATACCTCCACAAGTCAATTAAATCAGTTAATCAACTGAGAATGATTGAAGACTCTTTGGTGATCTATCGTTTATCAAGAGCACCAGAGCGTAGAATTTTCTACATTGACGTTGGTAATCTTCCAAAGGTCAAGGCAGAACAATATCTGCGTGACGTTATGATGCGTTATCGTAACAAGTTAGTTTATGATGCTAATACAGGAGAGATTAGAGATGACAAAAAATACATGTCAATGCTTGAAGATTTTTGGTTGCCTCGCAGAGAAGGCGGAAGGGGAACAGAAATCTCAACTCTGCCAGGCGGCCAAAACCTTGGAGAAATCACTGATATTGAATACTTTAAGAAAAAATTATACAGAGCACTCAATGTTCCACCCTCAAGAATGGATGGAGAAGGTGGGTTTAACTTGGGCAGATCTTCTGAAATCTTAAGAGACGAACTTAAGTTTACTAAGTTTGTCGGTCGTTTGAGAAAGAGATTCTCGAATATGTTTAATGATATGCTTAAAACTCAATTGATTCTGAAGAATATCGTGACTCCAGAAGACTGGGATAAGATGTCTGAGCACATTCAGTATAATTTCCTTTATGATAATCACTTCTCAGAACTTAAGGAATCTGAGTTATTGAATGAGAGATTGAATCTTGTTGCTACAGCAGAACCTTATGTTGGGAAGTATTATTCTCAAGATTATGTAAGAAGACATATTCTTCGTCAAACTGATCAAGAAATTATCGAACAAGATAAGATTATTGAAAAGGAAATTGAAGAGGGTAAAATTCCTGATCCTGCAATGATGGTAGATCCTCAAACTGGAATGCCTGCCGATACTACAAATGGAGAGATGGGTCAAGTTCCTTTGGAACCAGAGATTGACGAAAAACCAGTTGCTGCACCAGAAGGTGGAGAAATCTAAGTATAAATAAAAAAAATTACATCAAAAATTATGGATGACTTAATGGATATGATTATTGGTGACGAAACACCAGCGAATATTAGTGACAAGATTAAAGATGTTCTTTATGCAAAAGCATCGGAAAGAGTGGATGGATTAAGACCTTCAGTATCTGATACTGTATTTTCTGACGGTGGAGAAGCAGAAACTGAAGAATAATAAATAACTATTAAAGTATTTTATTATAGAAATGCAAAGGACCAAAATAATTGTAGGTGAAGTTGCTTTAGCGACAAGTGCTGGAACTGCTACTAGCATTTCTAGTGCCACTTGCGTAAGACTTCATAATGGTGCAGGAACAACTGCGATTGTAAGTATGGCAAGCACTGTTGGTGCTGCAGATACTGTTTCTTTTAGTATGCCAGCAGATACTGTCGAATTCCTTGAGAAAACTGCAAGTTATGTTGTTTGGGCAGATTCTGCATTAGTAACAGCAGCAAAAGTAGGATTTACCGCATAAAAAAATGAAACTAATTAGAGAAGAAATCGAAAAGGTAGAGGTTCTCACAGAAGAATCTAATGGTAAGAAGAATCTTTATATCAAAGGAATCTTCTTACAAGCAGAGCAAGTCAATCGTAACGGTAGACTTTATCCTGGCGCAATTATGGAGCGTGAGGTTAAGCGTTACAACGAACAGTATGTTCAGAAAGGACGTGCTCTTGGAGAACTCGGACATCCCGATGGTCCTACTGTAAACCTCGATAGAGTTTCACATAAGATTGTTGATCTTCAGAGAGAAGGCAACAACTTTGTAGGAAAGGCACAGATTCTGTCAACACCAATGGGTAAGATTGCTGAATCTCTTCTCAAAGATGGTGTCACCCTTGGCGTTTCTTCTCGTGGTATTGGTTCTCTAACTGCAACCAAAGAAGGATACAAGCAAGTCGGTGAGGACTTTATGCTTGCAACAGCAGCAGACATTGTTGCTGATCCTTCTGCACCCGATGCTTTTGTCCAAGGAATTATGGAAGGCAAAGAGTGGATTTGGGACGGTGGAGTTCTGCGTGAAAGACTTGCAGAAAACACTCGTAGACAGATCAATCAATTAACTGCACAGAGACAGTTAGAAGAACACAAGATAGAACTGTTTGACCAGTTCTTGAATTCATTATAGCACATATAGTGTAACTTTGCAAATTATAAATAAATATAGTTTTAAATAACGGTAACATCGGAGAGTTCAAATGTCTAGTGGAGAAAATTTACACGAAATGGAAGTAGGCACAGCGCAATCCAAAACTGCTGTCAATGCTGGTGCAAAGGCAGGAGATTCAATGGATACTTCTATCGCAGGATCTTATGAAGATCTTGGCGGACCTACCCCAGAAAATTACAAAGCAGACGACGATTCAGCAAAACTGAAAGAGCCTTCATTGAAGACTGTCAGTGATGTTGTAACCAAAAATGCTGGTAAGGCAGATCCAATGCCTGCTGGCGTTAAGGAAGAAGAAGAAGTCGAAGGTGAAGTAGTTGCAGAAGAGGAAGTCGAAACCGAAGAGGAAGCAACTGAAGTTGTTTCTGAAGAAGAAGTAGAAGAATCTGAAGAGGTAGTTGAAGAAGAAGCATATAGCGTCGAAGAAGACGTAAATGCAATTCTTCAGACAGAAGAAGAACTCTCCGAAGAGTTTAAAGAGAAAGCAAAGGTCGTATTCGAAGCAGCACTGAACACCAAGGTTTCCGAAATTAAGGAAGCACTTGAAGTTCAGTATGAGGAAAGACTCACTGAGGAAGTTGCTGAAATCAAAGCAGCACTTACTGAGCGTGTCGATTCTTATCTTGAGTATGTCGCTGATGAGTGGATTTCTGAAAATCAACTCTCAGTTGAGCAAGGTCTGAAGGAAGAACTCTCTGAGTCCTTCATGTCAGGTCTGAAGAATCTTTTTGAAGAACATTATGTATCAATCCCTGAAGAAAAATATGATGTACTCAATAGCATGGTAGAAAAACTTGATGAAATGGAATCAAAACTCAACGAGCAGATCGAGAAGAACGTTTCACTTAACAAGCGCCTCGCAGAGTCGGTTGCAGATGGAATTTTTGACGAAATCGCTGAGGGTCTTGCCCTGAGCCAGAAAGAGAAGCTCGCTTCACTTGCCGAAAGTGTTGAGTTTGGAAGTGAAAACGAATATCGTGAAAAGTTAGTAGCACTGAAGGAATCTTATTTCCCTTCAAATACTGCTGCTCCTCAGACAAAAACTGAGACGCTGACCGAGGGTGCTGATGTTACTCCAGAGATTTCTAATCCAAGAGTTGCAACATACGCTCAGATGCTGACCAGAATGTCTAAGTCCTGAAATTAACATTAAAACAAACACACTAAAAAGGTAAACGCAAATGTTTCAATCTGAACATCTGCAGGAAAAGTGGGCACCCCTTCTGGAGCATGAAGGTCTGGATTCAATCACAGACCCTCACAAGAAGGCAGTAACCGCTCAACTGCTGGAAAACCAAGAAAAGTTTTTACAAGAGCAAAATGCTTTTTCACAGTCTGGTTCATTCCTGACTGAGGCACCAACTAACGCTGCTGGCACTGGTGGTTTCACTGGTGGATCTGCTGAAGGTGGTCCTGTCGCTGGTTTCGATCCCGTTCTGATCTCCCTGATCAGACGCTCTATGCCTAACCTGGTCGCTTATGACCTCGCAGGCGTTCAGCCAATGACTGGTCCTACTGGACTGATCTTCGCAATGCGTTCACGCTACACCAGTCAAACTGGTGCTGAAGCACTGTTTGACGAAGCAGATACTGGATTCTCTGGTCAGAATGCTCAGAGAGACCTTGTTGTTGGCGATCCATATGCTGGTAATGCTGGCATTGGTAGCACCGACCAAGTAGGCGAAAATCCTGGTCTCCTGAACACTGGTGACGACTACAGCGTCGGTACTGGTATGAATACCGGCGATGCTGAAACTCTTGGTGAAGATGACACTACTTCAGCATTCGCTGAAATGGCATTCTCGATCGAGAAGGTCACTGTAACTGCTAAGTCAAGAGCACTGAAAGCAGAGTACAGCCTTGAGCTTGCACAAGACCTGAAGGCAATTCACGGTCTGAATGCAGAAGCAGAACTCGCTAACATTCTGTCTAGCGAAATTCTTGCTGAAATCAACCGCGAAGTCATCAGAACTATCTACAAGACTGCTGAGCAAGGCGCATCGACTAACGTTGCTAGCCAGGGCGTATTCGACCTCGACGTTGACTCCAATGGTCGTTGGTCTGTTGAGAAGTTCAAGGGTCTCCTGTTCCAAATCGAGCGTGATGCTAACGCAATCGCACAAAGAACTCGTAGAGGAAAGGGCAACATCATCCTGTGTTCTGCAGACGTTGCTTCTGCACTGACCATGGCTGGTGTACTTGATTACACCCCTGCACTCAACGCTAACCTGAACGTTGATGACACCGGCAACACCTTTGCTGGTACTCTGATGGGTAAGTATCGCGTCTACATCGATCCTTATTCTGCAAATGGTTCTGCAGCTCAGTACTACGTTGCTGGTTATAAGGGTACTTCACCTTATGACGCTGGTATGTTCTACTGCCCATACGTTCCTCTCCAAATGGTTCGTGCCGTTGGTGAGAACAACTTCCAGCCCAAGATTGGCTTTAAGACCCGCTACGGCATGGTCGCAAACCCATTCGCTGAAGGCGGTCTCGCTTCAGGTGCTGCTACTGCACTCGGACAACTTGTTGCTAACACCAACCGTTACTACAGAAGAGTCCAGGTTAAGAACCTCATGTGATCCATTAGGTACACATATTTTTCTTTCAGAGGGTTCTTCGGAACCCTCTTTTTTTGTCTAAATAATTAGAAAAGAGAGATGACAGAGAGTTACGGTACTTATGGTACTAGCAGGCAGATAGAAAATAGAAATTTCTTATCAACTGTCAAGTTTAGATTTACTCTAAACAGAGCACCAAAAGTTGCATTTTTAACAAACTCCGTGAATGTTCCTGGAATAGAATTGGGTGTTGCCGTTCAACCAACATATACCAATAACGTTCCTGTTCCTGGTGACATGATGGAATTTGAAGATTTTACTATTAGATTTCTTGTAGATGAGGATTTAAAAAACTACATGGAAATCCAAAACTGGATGAGAGGATTGGGATTTCCAGAATCTCTTCAGCAAATTTATGAATTTCAAAGTTCAAATGAAGAGTTTACTCAACCAGATAAGACTGAAATGAACTTGTATTCTGATGGTACTTTATTGATTAATACAAGCAATGATGTTATGAACTATCAGATTTCATTTAGAAGGATGTTTCCTTATCGTTTATCTGCTCTCAACTTTGATGCAACAAATACTGATGAGGAGTACTTCACTGCAGAAGTCAGTTTCAAATATATGATGTATAATATACTTGACGCAAAAGGAAATTATTTACCTAAGAGATACGACTAATTTATGGCACTTGATCTTGAAATGATACAAAGCATGTGGGAAAAAGATTCCAAGATTGACATTGATAATCTACATACAGAATCTTTGAACATTCCATCCCTACATGCAAAATACTTTGATCTTTATAATACTATAGTTCTTCTTAGAAAGAACGCAGAGCAACAGAAGAGAAAAATAAGACACGAAAGGCATCAGTTTTATTCTGGAAAAGCAGACCCTGATGTTTACATTGACGAACCTTTTCAAAAGAAAATCCGCGATAAAAACGATATGGAAAGGTATTTGAATGCTGATGATAAACTTTCCAAAGTAACTTTGAAGGTGGAGTATTACGATGTAATGCTAAAATACATTGAAGACATTCTCAAACAAATACATAATAGAACCTATCAAATTAAAAACTCTATTGAGTTTATGAGATTTCAATCGGGACTAGGTTAATGCAAGAAGAAAACTATGAAAATGTTCCATTTTACATGGACTTTTCCATAGAAGACATTCATTTACTTTACCATTGTGTTTGTAAAAGAATTGAAACTTGGGAAGGATTTCCATCAAGACATCCTTTCGAACAAGAACACTTAAATCATTTAAAGAGTGAACTGTACAAGGCAATACTAGATTACAAGTTTAATTGTATGGAATAAATACATGTAACGGGAGTAATTTTGTTATGTGTGACGTAAGAATACATAAAAAGAATGAGGTTTACATCAAGTTAGAATGTGAACCTCATATTTTGTATGAACTGCAGGAATACTTTACATTTGAAGTTCCAGGGGCAAAGTTCATGCCTCAAATGAGAAGTAAGCATTGGGACGGAATGATTCGTCTTCTTTCAGTTCATACTGGTGAAATTTATGTTGGATTGTTAGATAAGGTTATTTCAAAATTAAAAATCCACAATTACACTTATGAGTTTGTGGAGAATAAGTTTTATGGTCTTCCATTTGAGGTGAATGAAGAAATCTCAATGGAAGGTGTGAAAGATTATATGCATTCTATTTGTTCCTTTTCTCCCCGCGATTATCAAGTTGAGGGAGTATATGGTGCTCTAAGGTATAACAGAAAATTGCTGATAAGTCCCACTGCAAGCGGCAAATCGTTGATGATTTATTCTGTTGTACGATACTATGTGGATAAAGGTAAAAAAATTCTTCTAGTTGTTCCGACGACATCTCTTGTAGAGCAGATGTACAAGGACTTTGAGGATTATGGTTGGGACGCTGAGTCATACTGTCACAAGATTTATAGTGGAAGGGAAAAGACCAATGAGCATCAAGTTACTATAACAACCTGGCAATCTATTTACAAGTTAGAAAAACAATTCTTCAATGACTATGAAGTAGTGATTGGTGATGAGGCACATCTATTCAAGAGTAAGTCTCTTATTAACATTATGACTAAGTTACATTCATGTAAGTATAGATTTGGGTTCACAGGTACTTTAGACGGCACACAGACGCATAAATGGGTCTTAGAGGGAGTGTTTGGTCCATCATACAAAGTAACCAGAACTAAAGAGTTGATGGATAAAGGACACATTTCTACATTAGACATTCGATGTCTTGCTCTCAAACACAAACCTCAGAAGTTTGAAACCTTTGAAGATGAGATTCAGTTTATTATAGGAAATGAAAAACGAAATAAGTTTATTCGTAATCTTGTATTAGATCTGAATGGAAATACTCTTGTACTGTTTGCACGAATAGAAGGACATGGTGTGCCTTTATTTGAACTGATAAATAATTCTGCCCAAGACAATAGAAAAGTTTTCTTTGTTCATGGTGGTGTAGATACTGTTGAAAGAGAAAAAATAAGAGAGATTACTGAAAGAGAAAATAACGCTATTATTATTGCTTCTTATGGAGTCTTCTCAACAGGAATTAACATTAAGAACCTTCACAATGTAGTTTTTGCTTCTCCAAGCAAATCACGTATTCGTAATTTACAATCAATCGGTAGAGTACTGAGAAAAGGAAAAAATAAAACCAAAGCAGTTCTTTATGATATTGCTGATGATTGTACTTATAATTCGAGAAAAAATTATACCTTAAATCATTTCATAGAAAGAATTAAAATCTACAATGAAGAAAACTTTAACTATGAGATAATCCCTATCAACATAAAAGCATGAAGCAAATAAAAAACTTATTCAGTAAGTTCTTCAGAAAGAAAGAAGAAAAAAAAGAACCAGTTACAGAAACAGTTCTCTTTAGTGGAAAACCATTAGAAGAAGATTTTTATTCGACAGTCAAACTTAAAACTGGAGAAGAAATCTTTGCAAAAGTAATGGCTTCAAAAGATGAAGATAAGACCATGTTACTTTTGAGTTCTCCTATCACCATTACTGAATTAAAAAATAGAAGAGGACTAAGTGGTTACAAAGTAGAACCTTGGTTAAAGACTACTAAAAATTCTCTTTTTATTATTGATACTGATGATGTCTTATCTCTATCTGAAAATACAGATTTAGAAATGATTTCAATGTATGAACAATTTAATAATTATATTGGTGATGGATCAATGAAGATGAAAAAGACTGCATCTAGAAAGATGGGTTATCTATCTAATGTTAATGATGCTAAGAAGTCTCTAGAGAAACTCTATAATAATAGCTAAAGCTGTTTCTTCAAACCTGACAAAGAGATTATACACAGAAACAAAAGGTATTGTCAACTATTGATTATTGATAGGTGAAATGGTATAATGTCTACATAGTTAGATTAGTACATTTTATGATTACTGTTGGAACAATGCCTAAGAGAAAAAAGTCGGAACATTATGTAAACAACAAAGAGTTTCTTGCTGCACTGATTGAGTACAGAAGAGTTGTAATGGCAGAAGCAGTCAAAGAAAATCCAGAGATTACAAATGAGGAATTGAGGAAATGGAAAAGTCCCAATAAACCCCAAATACCAAGATACATTGGTGATTGCTTTATTAAGATGGCAACTCACTTATCATACAAAACAAATTTTATCAATTACATCTTCATTGATGAAATGGTTTCTGATGGAATTGAAAACTGCATTCAGTGTGTATTGAACTTCAATCCAGAGAAATCATCTAATCCATTTGCATATTTTACCCAAGTTATTACTTATGCTTTTCTGAGAAGAATTGCAAAAGAAAAGAGACAATTGGAAATCAAAAATAAAATTCTTGAAAAGACTGGATTTAGTGAAGTCTTCTGTGACGACAATACTATTGACGGATCCAACTATTCAGATTATAATAGTATTAAGGAAAACGTTCACATCAAACTTCGTTATTGAATGAAAGTCGCGATTATCACCGACACTCATTATGGGTTTAAGAAAGGTTCTAAGGTATTTGAAGAATACTTTGAGAACTTTTATAGAACTGTCTTTTTCCCGACGCTGGAACAGTACGGGATAGATACAGTCATCCACATGGGTGATGCATTTGATGCTCGCAAAACCATTGATTATGCAAGTTTAGAATGGGCAAAAAGAGTTGTCTTTGACCCTTTGTCTAAGTACAAGGTTCACATGATGATTGGTAATCATGATACTTACTACAAGAATACCAGTCAAGTCAACTCTCCTGAACTGCTTCTTAACTCTTATTCCAACATTAAGACTTACTCTTCCCCAACAGAGGTCAAGATTGGAGGACTAGATATACTATTTTTACCTTGGATTAATGAAAACAATGAGACAGAATCTTATAAACTTATTAAAGGTACGACTTGCAAAGTCGCGATGGGGCACCTTGAACTCAACGGATTTAGAGTTAATAAACAAATCGTCATGGACCATGGTCATGATGGCAAGTTATATTCAAAGTTCACCAAGGTCTTCAGCGGTCACTATCACACTCGATCGGATGATGGACGGATATACTACTTGGGAAATCCATACGAAATGTTCTGGTCAGATGTCGGTGATCGGAGAGGATTCACCATCTTTGATACAGAAACTCTGGAACATTTTCCAATAAACAATCCCTACAGCATTTTCAAACTAGTCAATTATGTTGAAGATGACTTGGATGAAGAACAAGACTTTGAGAATAAAATCGTAAAGGTTGTTGTTAGAGAAAAGAAAAATCATCTCAAGTTTGAAAAATACTTAGAGTACATCTATTCCCAAAATCCTGCTGAAGTTAAAATTGTAGAAAACTTCCAGGTAGTAGAAGATGAAAAGACGACTGAAGACATTGAGTCTGAGAACACGCTTTCTATCTTGAATAGATACATTACCGAATCAGAAAATGAATTGGACAAATCAGTCCTAAAGAAAATGATTCAGGAAGTTTATCAGGAGTCTTGCGAAGTGTTCTAATGTTTATAATCACAATTGACGGAAGAGAGGAGGAAGGTGCTTATTCTGTAAGAAATGAATTTGGGGAACAAATTCTTTACATCTTTGAAGAAGAAGATGATGCAACACGTTTTGCTATGATGCTGGAAAATTCTGGTAGTCCAGAGATGAACGTAGTTGAAGTTGATAAAGAGTTAATCTTACAAGTATGTGAAATGCACGGGCATAGTTACATAGTTTTTGATTCTAATGATATTGTGATACCTCCTACTGAAAATGATACTGTTTAAGAAAATTAAATTTAAAAACTTTTTATCCACTGGAAATCAGTTTAATGAGATTGAGTTTGATAAATCAAATACTACATTAATTGTTGGTACGAATGGAGCAGGAAAGAGTACTGTTCTTGACGCACTAACTTTTTCTTTGTTTGGTAAATCTTTTCGTGGAATCAATAAACCACAACTGATTAACTCCACAAACGAAAAAGATTGTTTGGTTGAAATTGATTTTTCTATTGGAACTATTGACTGGAAAGTTCGTAGAGGAATTAAACCAACAGTCTTTGAAATTCATAAGAATGGAGAGGTATTAAACCAAGAAGCATCTTCGATTGATCAGCAGAAATGGCTTGAGCAAAATGTTCTTAAGATGAACTATAAGTCATTCACTCAGGTTGTGATTCTTGGTAGTAGTAACTTTGTTCCTTTTATGCAGTTGACTGCTGCAAGTCGTAGAGAAGTTATTGAAGACTTACTTGACATCAAAATCTTTTCTTCAATGACATCTATTGTTAAAGATAAAATTCGTTTTCTGAAAGAGCAAGTTAAGAATCTTGACCTTAAAAAAGAATCTCTTTCTGATAAGATTGAGATGCAGGAGAACTTTATTGAGGACATTGAAAAGAGGGGAAAGGAATCAATAAAGGATAAGGAAGATAAGATTGATGAACTTTGTGATGAGGAAACTTCTCTCGGAGAAGAAGTAGAAAATCTTGGTTCTGAGATTGAAGACCTGAATAAGAAACTAGAATCTTACAAAGGAGCAAAAGAAAAACTTCGTAAGTTAGGAAACCTTAAAGGAAAGATGACTCAGAAGGTAGCGACGATTACTGAAGAGCATAGTTTCTTTAAGGAAAATACGGTATGCCCCACCTGCACCCAAGACCTAGAAGAAGAGTTTAGGTTAAATAAAATTAGTGAAGCCAAATCAAAGGCAAAAGAACTGCAAAATGCTTATAAAGAACTTGAGCAGGCAATTCGTGATGAAGAAATCAGAGAAGATCATTTCCTTCAGATTTCCAAGGATGTTTCTAACTTAACGAATGGTATTTCTAAAAACAATTCTCGGATTACATCAATACATCGACAGATCAGAGATTTACAAAATGAAATTCAAAGAACTGCCGAAGACCTTGCAAACCGAAGTGTTGAGCATGACAAGTTAGCAAAATTTAAAGAAGACCTCCAATCATTAACTGAGGACTTCTACAAACAAAAAGAGAATATTACTTACTACGATTACATTTACAGTCTTCTAAAAGACGGAGGTGTAAAAACAAAGATCATCAAAAAGTATCTTCCTCTGATTAATCAGCAGGTCAATAAGTATCTTCAGATGATGGATTTTTACATCAACTTTACTCTGGACGAGGAGTTCAACGAAACAATTCAAACACCAATCCACGAGGATTTTTCTTACAGTTCATTTAGCGAAGGAGAAAAACAAAGAATCGACTTGGCACTTCTCTTTACTTGGAGGGAAGTTGCCAAGTTTAAAAACTCAACTAGTACTAATCTTTTGATTCTTGATGAGGTATTTGATAGTTCATTGGATGGTTATGGAACTGATGAGTTCTTAAAGATTATTCGATTTGTGATTAAAGATGCTAATGTATTTGTGATTTCTCATAAGACTGGACTTGAGGACAAATTCCAAAGTGTCATAAGGTTCGAGAAAGTCAAAGGATTCTCCCGTATGATGTCCTGATACACCAAAGAACAATGCAAGTCCCAAACTGGAAACATCACTCCAAGAAGGAGCAGAAACGAAAACTCAAACCACAAGCAATGAGGGCACGAAAAGAGGCACTCAGACACTTTAAGAACCGCCACATGACCCTGCCTAACCAGCAGGGTTCTTTTGTATAATAGTTCCATACGAAACAAAGAACCATGACGGTCAACCTAGAAATCAAAGGTCAACTCGCCAAGTTGCTGGCGACTGAGGACCTGATTATTGAGAACAAGAAAGTACAGACTGCTTCATTCAATGTAGATACTCGCGTCCTGACGCTCCCTATGTGGGAGAAAGCGAGCAATAATGTTTACGACATGCTGGTGTCTCACGAAGTGGGTCACGCCCTCTTCACTCCTAATGAAGACTGGACTGTAAAAGTTCCTCAGCAGTTCATCAATGTTGTAGAGGATGCTCGCATTGAGAAACTGATGAAGCGTAAGTATGCTGGTCTTCCCAAGACTTTTTATCGTGGATATAAAGAACTTCAAGATGATGATTTCTTTTGTATTGGTGATGAAGACATTCCTTCAATGAACCTTGCTGACCGTGCAAACCTGTGGTTCAAAGTAGGTTCCTTCATCGACATTCACATTGAGGGTGGTGAAGAAATGGAAATCATCAACCTGATTGCTGACGCAGAAACTTTTGATGATGCTCAACACGCAGCAGAAGTTCTTTACAAGTATTGTAAGAAAAAGCAAGAAGAACAGAAGCAAGAGAAAGTTTCTAATGTAGAAACTCCTCAGCAAGAGCAAGGTGGTGGAGAAGAAGAATCTAAAAAAGAAGAAGAACAGCAAACAGAATTTGAAGTTCCTCAGACTTCTAGTGGAGAACCTATTCCAGATACTCAAGGAACTGAGAGTGAAGAACTGGATGAAGATGAATCTTATGGTGGGACAGATCCTGAAGTCAAAACTGATGATGTTCTGAATGAAAAACTCAAAGATTTGATCAGCAACTCACTGAGCAATGAGTATGTTCAGGCACCTGATTTGAGTCTTGATACAATCGTAAACAGCAATGAGGAAGTTCATGATCTAATCAAAGACCACTTTGGTATTCTTGTGGAGCATGGAACTATGGATGCTTCCAAATTGTTTGAGCGTCCTGATACTGAGTATCAAAAGTATAAAAAGTCAGCAAACAAAGAGGTAAATTATCTTGTCAAAGAATTCGAGTGCCGTAAATCTGCAGACGCTTATTCTCGTGCTACTACTAGTAGGACTGGAGTTCTCGATACAACTAAGTTACACACTTATCGATACAATGAAGACCTGTTCAAGAAAGTAACAGTTATTCCTGACGGTAAGAATCACGGTCTTGTGTTTGTTCTGGACTGGTCTGGTTCAATGTCCAATGTTCTGATGGACACTATGAAGCAACTCTACAATCTTGTATGGTTCTGTAAAAAAGTATCTATTCCATTCCGTGTGTATGCTTTCACTTATGAGTTCAATGTTGTAACTTATGATGAGAATGATCGCCCACAATCATTGAAACCTCATTATGAACCAAAAGATGGTCTTCTTAATGTTGATAATCGATTCTCTTTGATGGAGTTCTTTACTTCTGATGTTTCCAATAAGGAACTTGAGGAACAGATGAAGAACATTTGGCGTTGTGCTTACTCAATGAAGTATTGGGTCGAATACTCTATTCCTGGTCGTCTGAGTCTCTCTGGAACACCTCTGAATGAGAGTATTCTTGCACTTCATAAAATTATTCCTCAGTTCAAAAATCAGAATAAACTTCAGAAAGTCAATTGTGTTATTTTGACTGATGGTGAATCAAGTCATCTTGTTCGGCACGTTCAGATTGATCCTGGTTATTCTGAACCTTACATCGGATGTCGTAGGTTGGGCACTGGAACCTATCTTCGCAATCGTAAGACTGGAAACACTTATAAGGTTCCTGAAGCATGGTGGGAGTTCACAGACATCTTGATTGAGGATTTGAAGGATGAAGTTCCTGGTGTGAACTTTATTGGTATTCGTATTCTTGATGGAAATAGTGGTTCCTTTATTCGTCGCCACTGCGGTTATTATGGAGATGATCATGATAATGCAATGAAGCGATGGAAGAAGGATAGGTGTATTTCTATCACTTCTAGTGCTTATGAAAAGTATTTTGGTATTTCTGGTTCTGCACTTTCAAACGAAACTGATTTCTTTGTAAAGGATGATGCAACAAAAGCACAAGTCAAGAATGCTTTCATGAAAAGCTTGAAGTCCAAGAAACTAAATAAGAAAATACTGGGCGAGTTCGTGGAGTTGATTGCCTAATGTCTAAGATTTCGGACAAGTATGAAACTTGTCCTTATTGTGGGGAGAGGGATAAACCTTGCTCCGAAATAACAAGTTTGGCACGGGCTTATGCCCGTGCTGTTTGTCGTAAGAAGCATGATGGTGTGCCAGTAGAAGAACCGTCTGTTCGAGTGTCTGAAGACCTAGATTTTGATCTATAATAACTTCAGTTCAAACAAAGAAAGCAATGGCACTCTCTGCCGACTACATCCGTACTTCCCTTCAAGCACTCTACGGTGAAACTGTGACCTCTGGTGATGTTCGTGCTTGGTGTGTGATGAACGGACATGGGTATCAGACCGTTACTGGTAAACTTGCTGATTGTAAAGTTGGCCGTGGCAAGTGGAACCTGAAAGTAACAAAAGAGACAGTTCAAGAACTTGAAGTGACGTATAATGCTCCTGCAGCACTTCCGTCTGTGGAACAAAACCTTATCCCCCAAAAAGATGATACCTTCGTCAAGTTTGGCAATTTCGGTGATGTTAAGAAAATTATTTCGTCCCGTCTATTCTATCCAACGTTCATTACGGGTCTCTCTGGCAACGGCAAAACGTTCGGTGTTGAGCAAGCTTGCGCCCAACTCGGACGAGAACTCATCCGTGTAAACATTACTATTGAGACTGATGAAGATGATCTTATTGGCGGTTTCCGCCTTGTTGATGGTGCAACCGTCTGGCACAATGGCCCAGTCATTGAAGCACTCCAACGAGGAGCTATCTTGCTCCTTGACGAGATTGACCTTGCTTCCAACAAGATTCTTTGCCTCCAATCAATTCTCGAAGGAAAAGGTGTCTTCCTGAAGAAGATTGGTAAGTTCATCAAACCTGCTGCTGGTTTCCAAGTGATTGCTACTGCAAACACCAAAGGTAAGGGTTCTGATGATGGTCGTTTCATCGGCACCAATGTTCTGAATGAGGCATTCCTTGAGCGTTTCCCTGTGACTTTTGAGCAAGAGTATCCAACTCCTGCTATTGAGCAGAAGATTCTCAACAAACTCTGTGCTGATGCTGAGTTCTGCAAGCGTCTTTCTGACTGGGCAGACATTATCCGTAAGACCTTCTACGATGGTGGTATTGATGAGATTATCAGCACTCGCCGTTTGGTTCACATCGTCAAGGCATTTGAAATCTTTGGTGATAAAGCAAAAGCAATGCAAGTGTGTCTGAATCGTTTTGATGATGAAACCAAGCAAGTTTTTATGGAACTTTATGATAAAGTAGACGCTGAGTTCCAGATGCCTTCTGAGGAACAGCAGAAAGAATGTCTTGACTCTCACAACTTTTCCTGATAAAATAACTTATGATTAATTCTTGGTCTATGCTTTCTGATGAAATGAACAGTTTTAATGATAATCTTTCAATCTTTAGTTCTTATGATGATGATGTGATTGATTTTGGGCAACACGATTTTAGGATAACTCTGGGCGATGAGAACGTAGTTTCTGATAGTTTGATTGCAGATTCTCCTGCTATTCCCTGGAAGTATAATGAAGAGGAGATTGTAAAAGAACTCCTTGAGTACATTCGTGGTACATACAAGCAACACTATGCTGCTAATGATGAAAATATCCAGACCTTGGACTTCATCGAAGCGGCACATCAAGATGGTGAAGCATTCTGTCGAGATAACATTCTTAAGTATACTTCTCGGTATGATAAGAAAGGAACTGCCGATAGAGACATCATGAAGATTCAGCACTACTCTGTTCTTCTGAAGTTCTTCCGAAACAAGAATGCAAAACGTGAAACTTATAATCAATGAACATGAAACTGTCTGATAAAACTCTCTCTGTTCTGAAGAACTTTTCTGCTATTAACCAATCTATTTTGTTTAAGGAAGGAAAGTCTCTTCGGACTATTTCTGTGATGAAGAACATTCTTGCAGAAGCAGAAGTTGAAGAATATTTCCCAAAGGATTTTGGAATTTATGATCTGAATCAGTTTCTGCAAAACATTGACCTTCATCAGAATCCTGAACTTGATTTCAAGACTGATGAGTATGTTTTGATTAAAGAAGGTAAGTCACGCTCAAAGTATTTCTTTGCTGATGCAAATGTGATTGTAACTCCTCCCGAGAAATCAATCACTCTTCCTTCTCAAGATGTTTGCTTTGTTCTTTCTACTGAACAACTTGCAAAAGTTCTTAAAGCAGCAGCAGTTCTTCAACTCCCTGACCTTTCTGTCGTTGGTGAGGCAGGTGTTGTAAAACTGGTTGCTCGTGATAAGAGAAACGATACATCCAATGATTTCTCTGTTGTGGTTGGTGAATCCGAAGAAAACTTTACATTCAACTTCAAAGTTGAAAACATGAAGATTCTTCCTGGTTCTTATGAAGTTGTTATTTCCAAGCAACTTCTTTCACGCTTCCAGAGCAAAGATCACAAATTGACTTATTACATTGCACTCGAACCTGATTCTTCTTTTGGATGAAAACATTCACTGTAATGAGAGTGATAGGCAGCATTATGGTTATTGCTGCCTATTTTGTTGTATTGCACGTTAATTTGACCGCTGGGGTTATTATGAACGTGATTGCAGACACAATCTCAATTCCATTTTTTGTGAAAACAAAATCATGGGACATTGTAATCATGCTAGGATTTCTCTTAGCAATTAGCTTTAGTAAACTATTATCATGAAAGATTGGAAAGAAATCTACGGCAATCTACCTGACACCGAGAAGGATAAGATTGCCGTTCTTCGTGTGATGGAATGTACCAATGGTGTAATCCAACATGCCTTCCGAGACAATGAAGAATGGGCACTGCCTATTGAGGAAACCCGCAAGGCAATGAAGTTCAGTATGTCTTGTATGAAAAATTTGGCGATTCCTCTGAAGGATGAGACCATTACATTTGAACCTGAGACACAAGAACTTCTCCGTGAAGCACGAAACTATTACATCAGTGGCGTGAAGAATGGAAGTGACGAGGACTTTGCAGAGTTTATGAGGATTTCTGAGGCAACTGCTGTTGCTGTTGGTCTTGAACGAATTATGAATGGTGCAAAGATTTTGAAAGAAAACATTGACGACATCCCTGCTGATAAACTACACTGGGGTGTAGCGTATCTTATGCAGTTCTTTAAATGAACATCTTTGTGACTTCTCCTTGGCCTGCTGAATCTGCTATCTGTCTACCAGATAAGCACGTCGTCAAAATGCCTCTAGAGTGCTGTCAGATGCTCTCTATCGTCGCTTCAGACAAGTGGGGGCATGGGTATGGAAAACTCTATAAGGCAGACCACACGCCCTACAAGACAGACAAGGGAGCATTCAGAAACCATCCATGTACCAAGTGGGCAGCAGAGTCTATTCATAATGCCTACTGGTTAATCAAGCACGGTCTCAACTTGTGTGATGAATACACTTTAAGGTATGATAAGACACATGCTTGCTACAAGACTCTTGTAGATGCTTTTTATCTTTTTCCAAAAGGTAAGGTGGATGAAGTCACACCATTCGCACGGGCAATGCCTGACGAATATAAACTTGATACAAGCATCTCAACTTTTGATGCTTATAAGATGTACATTGCATCCAAACCTTGGGTAAAAGATAATTATCTTCGTTATCCCGACCGCAAACCTGAATGGGTATGATTTATTATGAACAACACTGACTTTCTTTGGGTGGAATCTTATCGCCCAAAGACTATTGATGATTGCATTCTTCCTGATCACATCAAGAAGACATTTAAGGACTTTCTAAATAAAGGAGAGATTCCAAATCTTTTGCTTTCTGGTCCTCCTGGTATTGGTAAGACCACAGTAGCAAAGGCACTTTGTAACGAACTGGGAGTTGATTGTTATGTCATCAACGGATCTGACGAGGGACGGTTTCTGGACACGGTACGGAACCAAGCAAAGAATTTTGCATCGACCGTCTCACTTCAAGGCAATGGAAAACACAAAGTTATCATCATTGATGAAGCAGATAACACAGGGAACGATGTACAACTCCTCTTACGGGCTAATATTGAGACGTTTTATAACAACTGTAGATTCATCTTCACCTGCAACTACAAAAACAAAATCATTGAACCCCTCCACTCCAGATGTGCAGTCGTTGACTTCAACATCAAAGGAAAAGAAAAAGCAAAACTTGCTGCAGGTTTTTATCAACGCCTTCAAAAAATCCTACAAGAAAGGAACATTGAATACGAAGATAAAGTAATTATTGAACTCATCAATAAGCACTTCCCTGATTGGAGACGTGTTCTAAATGAGTGCCAACGTTATTCTGTTGGTGGAAAGATTGATAGTGGTATTCTTGCAACTTTTTCTGACGTTTCTGTAAATGAACTTATCAAGCATCTCAAAACTAAAAACTTTACTGAAGTCCGAAAGTGGGTTGTTAGTAATCTGGATAATGACTCTGACGTACTTTTGCGTCGTATTTACGATGCTCTTCTTACATCCCTTGAAAACAATAGCATTCCTGCTGCTGTGCTTATTATTGCTAAGTATCAGTATCAGATTGCGTTCGTCGCAGATCAAGAAATTAATCTTCTGGCGGCGTTGACCGAACTAATGTGTGAGTGTAACTTTAAATGAACGTAAAACTATTTCGTATCGTAACTGGTGAAGAAGTTGTAGCAGAACTTCTCACTGAAGATGAAACAACTGTGACCGTACAGAATGGTCTGGTTGTACTTCCAACTGCTAATGGTTCTGTTGGATTTGCTCCTTGGGCAACTGTGATTGATAGAAGTAATCCTGAGATTACAGTGTCTCGCAATCACATTGTATACATTGCTGAAGTTGATTCTGGTATTACCAAGAAGTATAATGAAGTTTATGGAAGTAAGTTGATTACTCCAGACGAAAAGAAACTTATTGTGTGATTATGAAATCTCTGAAGTCTTATAAAACTTGTTTAAGATATCCGGGCGGTAAGAGCAGAGCAGTCGCCAAAATGGATCCATACTTTCCAGACCTTAGGGACTATAAGGAATACCGAGAACCATTTCTTGGTGGTGGAAGTGTTGCAATTCATGTCGCAAAGAAGTATCCACACCTAAATATTTGGGTAAATGATCTTTATCAACCACTTGTAAATTTTTGGCAACAGTTGCAAGATAGAGGGGATATACTCAAAGATACTCTGGTTGATCTAAAGACATCAAATAATACTCCAGAATTGGCGAAAGAATTGTTCTTACAGTCAAAGGAGAAGGTCAATGATCAGACTTTATCTGCTATTGATCGCGCTGTTCATTTCTATGTCGTTAATAAGTGCTCGTTCAGTGGACTCACTGAGAGTTCGTCTTTCTCAGCGCAGGCGTCATCAAATAATTTTACTCTGCGTGGAATTGAAAAACTGCCCGGTTACTCCAAGATTGTTTCCGACTGGAAAATAACCAATCTGACGTATGAACAACTCCTTACTGACGACAAGGACACCTTTACCTACCTTGATCCCCCCTACGAGATCGGAAGTAATCTTTATGGTCGAAGGGGATCTATGCACAAAGGATTTGACCACGACACCTTTGCTGGGGATTGTGATCGTTTTATCGGTCATCAACTTATTTCTTACAATTCGTCGCAACTAATCAAAGAAAGATTTACTGATTGGAATGCTGCTGAGTTTGACCTTACTTATACCATGAGGTCTGTTGGTGAATACATGAGAGACCAGAAAGAAAGAAAAGAATTGCTATTGTTTAATTATGAAATGCGAAGTGAAATTGTATAAGGCAGGTCAAGTCTTTACTGAAAGTGTGATTGCAAGAGATTACCAGGATGCAAGAGAAGTTGCTCTTGCACGAAATCCTGGTGCAAAAGTTGTTGGTGTTACTGCTGTATTTAAATAATGGAACTGAAGGACTGGTTGAATTCAATTAATCATACCAAAGAAAACTTGATGGAAGACCCATCAAACAAAAAAGATTATCCACCTTACATCATCAATCGCTGTATGTCTGGTCATGTCGATTGTATTCTTTATGCGAATGAGATGAACATGCAACCTCATCTCTCCAAAGACATGCAGTATGCTTTCTATCTAAATAGCATCAGGAAAAAGAAAAGGTTCTCTCCTTGGATTCGCAAAGATAAGGTTAAGGACATTGAGATTGTGAAACAATACTATGGTTATGGCAATGAGAAAGCAACTCAAGCTTTGAAAATCCTAAATAATACACAACTTAATTTTATTAAACAGCGACTTGAAAAAGGTGGACAGAATGGCAAATCAAATTGTTGAAGCACAGGTGCAGTGGGCACCAGAAATGATGGTTGAGGTTACACTTGGCGAACCTGATGATTTTCTGAAAGTAAGAGAGACTTTGACTCGCATAGGAGTTGCATCGAGAAAGGAAAAGAAACTCTATCAAAGTGCTCACATCCTTCATAAGCAGGGTAGATACTACATCACTCATTTCAAAGAACTTTTTGCTCTTGATGGTAAGAGAGCAAATCTTACAGTAAACGATGTTCAAAGACGCAACCGTATCGTCAAACTCTTGTTTGATTGGGGACTGGTTGATGTTGTAAAACCAGACCTTATTGGCGACATTGCTCCTTTGAATCAAATCAAGGTTCTTCCTTACAAAGAAAAGGGTGAGTGGATTCTTGAGCAAAAGTATAACATCGGTAAGAAGTCAAAACCCCAAGAGGAAGCATAAATAGTTCCGTGCTTTTCGTGCGGCACACTCTACAATCGGAACAACCCATAAAGAGGTTCGGTTTTTACCTTGCCTCTTTTTTTGTATTGTGCTATAAATATTAATGGATGCCTTCGGGGTCCACACAATCAAATCTCGCTTTAAAAGGAGAAGTAAAATGACTAACCTCATGAAGTATAATGCTGCCAACTTGGATCAACTGTTGGACCGTATAAATAGAAACAGTATTGGTATGGACGAATACTTTGATCGTCTGTTTAGATTGCACGAAACGACGACAAACTATCCTCCATACAATCTAGTCACGGTCAGCAACGTAGAATCGAGACTAGAACTCGCACTAGCAGGATTCAAAAAAGCAGAAGTCAATGTCTACACACAAGACGGTAAACTCTTTGTTGAAGGACAAAAAGAGGATAAAGAAACTGGAACAGAATACGTCCATCGAGGAGTGGCTCAGAGATCTTTCACCAGATCTTGGACACTCAGTGATGAAACGGAAGTTAGATCAGTTACTTTTGAGGATGGGTTACTGAGTATTGTTTTGGGAAAAATTGTCCCAGAGCACCACCAAAGAAAGGATTATTTGTAAATCCTGACTAATTTTTGCTGCGGTTGATACAGAAGTGTATCACTGTGATACAGTATAGTATAGATAGTTATGTACTTATGGAGGACGACTTATGAATCTAACAGCCGCCACTCTCACTATTGGGACCGCAATGACTCTTTTTAGTAGTTGGGCCCTCGGCAGTGTACTACCCTAATGGACCACCCACAGCAGAAATCTTTCTAACAACCCCATAAATAAAACTGAATATCGTCGTCGCACGGGGTTCTATGGCAAAATCCATAGACACCCCGATTTTTTTGTGCTA